CCGGGCGTGAACATCGACTCGGGCTCGGTGAGCGCGTCGAGCCTGCCACCGCGCCCGGGCAAGGGCGGCAAGCGCCCGCCGAAGCCGGTCGACATGGACAACATCGAGTCGATCGCGAAGCGGCTCACCAAGGTCAACAGGATGATCAACGACGTGAAGGTCTTGACCGAGGAGCGCAAGCGCCTCTCGACGCGACTGATGCACCTGCTGAAGGGGTGACCCGATGCCAAGCAAGAAGAAGAACGCCGTCCCCGAGAACGACGCGCGCCGCTACAAGCTCACCGATGGCATCCCGATCCCGCCACCGCGCAACCAGCCCAACCGCTACCCGCTCAAGCGCATGAAGATCGGGCAGTCGTTCGGCTTCCCGATCAAGGAGGAGGGGCCGGTGCGGAACGCGATCGCGCGCTACAGGACGGGGGCGAAGAGCACCACGTTCACGATCCGCTTCGACAAGGACCGCAAGGACCGCCGCCGCATCTGGCGCGTGACCTAGCTCGGCGAGCGCGGCAAGTCGACCACGTTGCTCTCGGTCGGGGCTTCGCCCTTGGCGAGCGCGACGAGCTTGTCTTCGAGTTCCTTCACCTTCTCCTGCGCCTCGGCCAGCGCGATCGCGAGGTTCGCGGCGCGCTCGCCCATCTGGTTGCGCTGCAGGGCCACTTCCTGAATCGCGGCGTTCATTCGTTCTTCGTTGGTCATGTCATCACCATGCGTAGAAGACTACTCTCCATCGAGCAGTAGTGATCGGTTGAACGCCCGTCGCGCCTGCGGCATCAGTGATCTGCGGGGTGCTGGAAGAGCAAACGTATTTGCAAGTCGTGCTGCTTGCCCACGTCGAAACCATCGGGTTCACACCTGCGCTGGGAATGGCTACCTCATCGCCAATCGCATACCCTAACTCTGCGATCTTGCACCGCAGAACCGTAAGCATGAGCTTGGGCGTTCGCCCCAGCCCGTGCGCCACGCTTAGGACCGTGTTGCCCACCGGGATGCCCTGCTCGGCGGACTCGAAGGTTGCGGCAATCGTCGTGGAGAACGCGATACTGCCGCCCGTGGTGCCGATGGTCGGGTTGGTCGCGCTCGCCGAGATTGTCAGCACGTTCGGGGCAGGACCGCCCAACAAGCGTAACTGCTCGACAGCGGAAACGCCGAAGACGCCCGTGTAGAAGCTGAAGGGCGTGCCACCGGCCATTCCCCCTACGATTGAGAGGTTCCCTGAATTGTTGAACGTCGCCAGCGTGACAGCAGCCTGAGCAGCCGCGTTCGCGAGCGGGATTTTCGCGATGATGACTTGCCCTTGAAGGTCGGACTGGATGACGTTGCCCACAAGCCCGCGCGTGCGATAGGTGGCTCCGCCATCAACCTCACAGCACAGGAACAGCCCCGGCTTGCCAGAGGTGAACTCGAATCCGATTGCGCTACCGTACCCGGCTGCGTTGGTGTGCCCGAATTCAACGGAGTTCCCCGAGCCGCCGCGCGTTGAAATATTCGTCGAGAACTGCCCGCCCAGCTTCCCCGGGTTGCCGACGTATAGCGTGCCGCCGAGCGGGTTGATCCACAGCGGCGCGGGGCCAGTCCCCGGCACCAGCGAACTAATGACCGAGACTCCGTTCGCTCTGTCTGCCGCGAAGTACATCGCCTGCTCACCAGCCGTGCCCAAACCGCTCATGATGTAGAGCGCGGAAGACTCGGCGTTGTAGACGCTGTTGTAGAGAATCTCCACCCCCGCGCCCCGGTTGCCGGTCGCTCCATGAATGAGCGCGTTGCCGCTGATGGACGCGGTGCCTTGCAGGGTCAAGCCGCCGCCGCCGCCGAAAGTCACCCGGTCAGCGGCCCCGTCGTAAAAGCTCAAGTTACCAGCGCCAGAATACAGGGTCCACGCAAGAGCCCCGTTGTCGCGTCGATTGACGTTCAGCCCACCGCTGCCGACAATGCCGACGGAAACCGTGGGCGAGGCGAGCGCGGTGGTTGCCGTGATCGAACTCGCCGTGAGCGACTTCGCGGCTGGGATCACGACCCCGCCCGGGATGAACCGCATGACGTCGCTCGACCCGATCGCGAACCGGATGTCGTTGAGCGCAGCGCGGTAGAGGCCGCTCGACGGCTCGTTGGTGAACGCGATCCCGGGCGCGGCGAGCGTGCCATCGGAGAACCTGAAGGGGGCGAGCATGCCACCGGCACCGCTGCGCGAGAGCGAGTCGGTCAGCGCCGCCGCGATGTCGGTGAGGGTCGGGTTCGCCCAGCCCGTCTCGATGACACTTCCGGGGATGACCGGGTTGCTCGGGTCGAGCGTGAAGTTGCCATTGATGTCGCGTGGCATGGCCTAGTACCCCTGAGGCTGATTCGCTTGCATCGTGCGCGGCAGCGCGCCGCCGATGGTCATGTTCATCGCAGTGCGGAACGCCAACTGCGCGGGCGTGAGTGGCGCTCTTCGCGCGCTCGCGGCGGCGATCGCGTCAGCAGCAGCGCGCGGATTCTGGAGCAAGCCGACAAGCTCCTCGCGAGCCCCGCTATCCAAGTGCGCGGCGATCTGCTTCAGCACGGGAATCTCGCGCCCCGCGATCTTGAGCCCACCGCGTGTCGCGGCAGCGGCGTGCCCCAAGACGTCCATCGTGGTATTCGACCCGCCGCCGGAAGTGCCCACGCTCTTCAGCGTCGACTGAAGCTCCTCGCGTTGCTTGAGATGACCGAGAAGCTCATCGAGCGACGCGCGAGCGCGCGGCTCAAGAACGTCGCCGAATTCATTCCGCCCGTACTGCTCCATCGCGCGCCCGAGCTTGTGCCGCGTCACCTCGGGGGCGCTGCCGTAGAGCTTCGCGCCCTCGCTGTCGATCGCCTCGCGGATTGACCGCTGGGCCACCGAGCTATCCACTGGGCGCGAGAGTTGCGAGTACGTCGAGAGGTAATTGCCCCAGTCTCCCGGGGCCCCGCGTTCCATGCCCGCGTCGATCGCCGCAATGAGTTTCCGCGCGTCGACTTGCGCGCCCTTGATGATGGCCGCAGTCTCGTCACCGGGCAGCATCGGCCCTTCGAGCTTGGATGCGAGGAGCTTCCTGAAGCTGTAGAGCTTCTGCGGCGTCGTGCCCTCGCCAACCTCGGCGAGCGCCATGTTGGCGAGCTTGCGCGACGGGCTCGCCAGCGCGTTCTCACCAGCGATCTGCTTCGCCACCCTCTCCATCGGAGCCTCGGTGCGCTGGAAGTGCGCCGTGGCGCTCTCGATCGCCCGCTCACGTTGTGCCCCGGTGGCAAGGTCGCGATAGTCGGCGCGGTGCTCCAAGGAGGTCGCGTCGCCGGTCGCTTCGCGCAGCGCGTCGTACGTGCCCTCGTTCTGAGCGCGCCGGAATTGCGCCCAGTCTTCGGGAGCGCCGCTCGCTGAGGTGCGCTCCATGCGCCCGAGCACGGGCGAGCCGGTGACCTCGCCAGCAGTCGTCGGGATATTGGCCGTCGTCGGCCCCGGTTGATGAGCGCGCAGCGATGCCTCTGTCGCACCAGCTTGCGGGCCAAGCTCGTCGGCGAGCATCTCACCCGCCCGAGCGGCGCGGCCACCTGCGCCCGGGCGCATGCGCCAGAGTCCTTTGGTGGCTCCGACCGCGAGCGGAAGAGCGCCCCCGGCGACGCCGCCCGTGACCATGTTCATCGCGCGGCTCTCGTCCGAGGTCACAGGCGCGAGCGCGCCGGATGCCGCGCCGCCAGCAGCACCACCCAGCGCCGCGACTGCCTTCGGCAGGAAACGCCCCCCGACTCGCGCTGCCATTCCTGCCCCGCCAGCCGGGATGACGAGCGACGGGGCCATCTCGCCCGCGAACTGCAGCGCGCTGCCAGCGGTCGGTGCCCAGTCGGGGGCGATCCCGAGGTCGGTCTTCTCGGCGAGGCGCTGGTCGATCGCGCGCTTCTCGCGGAGTTGCTCATCGCTCATGCCCTTCACGCCCGGGGTGATCTGCTTGAGGCCCTCCCACGCATTCGACATCCCCGCGCCGATGTTCGCGAGTGTCTTCGCGCCAGCGCCCATGCCGACAGTCGGGTCGTAGGTTGCGCGGTCCTGCTCCTGATCCGCCAAGGCCTTCGCCTTGTATTCCGGCGAACGATGGCGACGCCCGAGCCGCTCCTGCTGCACAGCAGCCTTCACCTCGGGTGCATCCGGGGCCATGCCCTCAGGGATGTCGAGGAAGATGCCGTCGCGTGTCTCGATCGTCGGCATCAGAAGTCCACCTTGGTCGTGCCGCCCGGTGCGATCTGGATCGGCGACTGGCGAGAGCCGCGCCCGGACTGCTGCGCTTGCGCTTGATCGCCGCCGCTCGCGCCGTAGCCGAGGACGACATTCTCAGGATCGAGCCCATACGTGCGAGCGCGCGCCTTGAACTCGTTGGCGCGCTCGTTGAAGTAGTTCAGCGCCGTGTCGCGCTCGCTCTTCGCCTGCTTGAGGAAGTCGACTCGCTGCGCTGGGGTGAGCACCACGCCCGTCAACACTTTGTTGTAGAGGTTCGCGATCTGCGCGGGCACGCCCGTGGCATTGCGCGCCGTCGCGTATTCGCCCTCGCGCACCACCGAGGTCGGGTCGAGCATCTTCATGTACCGGAAGATCGCGCGCATGTCGCTCGCGGCGGTGGGCGTTCCAGTGAGAGCGGCCTCGATCTGCGGGTACGTCCCGAGGCTGATGCGCTGATCCTTCACCTGCTTCTCGAAGTCGTCGCGGAGCGCGTTCTCCTGCGTGAAAGAGCGCGCCGCTCGTTGCTGGTCTTGCGTGTTCTGGCGCGAGCCCGCCGTGATCCCGGCGATCATGCGTCGCGTCTCCGCTGCCTGTTGCGCCGCTGCTTCGCGCTGGGCGGTGGTCGCGGCGTTCGCCGCCATCGACTCGTAAATCTTCGCCTGCTGTTCAAGCCGTGTCGCGCGCCGCTGCGCCACCACCTCGGGGTCGTTGAAGAACTGCCCTCCAGAGACGATGCCCCCGCCGAGCTTCTCGGGCTCTTGCGCGGCGAGCGCCTGCTTGAGCACCTGCGCGCCGACCGGCTGGAACGCCGAGCCGCCCATCACCTGCATCACCATGCCGCGATCAAAATCGCGCTGCGCCCCTTCCTCGCGCTTCCTCGCGTACTCGCGCATCGCCCCGACGTCAGCATCGTTCGGCTGCGTCGACTGTGCCTGCGCGAGCAGGTCAAGCGCCTTGCGCCGATATTCATCACCGGCATCAACTTGTGGCGCAGGCTTCGGCGCGAGCGCCTGCTTCAGCACACGCGGCGGCGGCTGCAGCGTCGGGTTCGCCGGGTCGAACGGCGCGTCGAACGGCGACTCGTCGAAGAGCGGAGAGTAGGGTTCAGACACCGCCGTATTGCCCGGTCTGATCGTTGAACTGCGAAGGGTCGTAGTTGTTGACGCTGGGCGGGGCGATCGGCAGGCTGTTCTGCTGCCGCCGCTGGCCCATCGCGTTGAGCCAGTCCTTCCGGCCAGCGGAGAGTCCCTGCGCGTCCTTCATGGTCTTGTAATCCAACATCGCGCCGCTGATGCCGCGCAGCCCCTGCGCGATCTGCGAGGCCTTGTCGATGCGGTTGCCGCCGCCCTCTCGCAAGTCCTTCGCCATTGCCTGCTGCCGGGCGATCTGCTGCTCTTGCCCGGTGAGGTCTTGCAGCTTCATCATCTGCGCCCACTGGTCATCGGTGTAATACGGGGTATTGGTCGGCATCTCAGTTTCCTTTCACCGCATCCGTTCATTGAGGTAGAAGCCGAGCATCTTCGCGGTCACGAACGCGTTGTAGCAGATGATGTCCGCGAATTCCGCGTGCTCGTCGATCACGCGAGCGAGTTCCTTCGCGTGCTCGGTGTCGTGCTCGGCGTGATAGCGCACGGTGCGGATCGCGGGCGCACCGTAGACCTTCTCCAACGTCTCGACGTCCGCGAGCGGCATCGGACGGAACTCCATCGCCGCGATGTACCCGAGGAGCGCCTGCGGCCCGACATGTCGCAGGTAGTAGTACTGCGCCCCGGCTGTCGCCGCGACCGCGTGGTCGAGCTTGACCGGGGCTTCCCCGAGCAGGTCCATGTCTTCGGCGAGCCACGTCGCGTGATCCTTCTCCTCGGCGAGGTGCGACGCATAGTAGTCGCGCAGCGCGCCGCTCGACCGCTCGATCGCGAGTTCCAAGAGCGGGGCCGATGCACGCATCAGCCCGTGGCAGAACTTCAGGAACGTCACGAACTGGGCGCGCGTCTCCATCTTCGGCAGCGGCACCGAGTTGATGAGGTCGAGGGTGACGGTCGAGGGCGTCATGGGTCAGTACATCATCATCGCGGTCAAGCCCAAGCTCGCAGCGGACCCGGCAAGCTGGCCGTATTGGTTCGACGTGTTCTGGTTGAGTTGCGTCGCCCCGAGCCCGTACTGGCCCTGCGATTGCGCCGCGCCGAGGAGGTCGGGAGTCTGCCCCTGCGTCGCGGGAGCGAAAGATGGCATCTGCGGCATCGACACCTGCTGCCCGGTGAGCAGCGCGTTCAATTCGTTGAGCGGCATGCCGCGCCGCTGCGCTTCCTCGGCGATCCCCGCGTTGCGAAGCTGCTGCTGCTGGTTGATCGACGCCGCCGACTGACCGTACTGCTGCGCCTGCTCGGACTGGCCCTGCTGCATCGCTTGCCCGAGCAGGTTCTTGTCCTCCTGCGTCCACTGGCTCTGCAGTTGCTGGCCCGCGCGGTTTGCCGCCTCGCTCCCCGTGGGCAGGCCCATGTTCGCGAGCTTCGTGTCGAGTTCGGATTGCTGCTGCTGGCGCTGGGGCTGCAGCATCTGGCTCATCTGACTGTACGCGTTCTGCTGCGCGCCCCTGATGTCGCCACCCTGCGCGGCCTGCGTGGGCGCACTGGGCATGCTCGACCAGTCGAACGGCGTCGCCGTCGCGCTCGTCGCCTGCCCGAGAAGCTGTTGCGCGGCCCCCGAGCGGCCCTGCTGTATCGCCTGCTGCGAGTCGAGCGAGGCCTGCTGATCGGGAGACAGGTTGATGTTCTGGTTCCACGTCGTGACGTTCTGTCCGGTTGCAGGATCGACCGCCGTGCCCGTGCCCCACGTCTGCGAGCCCCACGGCGTGTTGACGGTCGGGCGATTCGCCCATGTGTTCTGCGTCGCGAGTTGCTGGCTCGCTGCGGCTTGCTGCTGCGCGGCCCCGGTGTAGTCGGGCGAGGCAGGCGGGCTCTTGCCACCACCACCGTGCAGCACCGAGTCAAACCACGGATCGGGCGAGCCCCTGAGCAGAGCTTCAATGAACAGTTTGTGCATCTGGCTCTCCGCGCCGCCACCTGTCGTCGAGGTAGCGGCAGTTGTCTTTGGTCATCCCGAGCACCACCATGTCGCCGCCCTCCTCGTGCATCCCGGGCAGGCGAAACAGTTCGCGAAAGCCGAGGTGCGCGTCCATCCGCATGGCCTTCTCGTTCTTGCTATTGACGATGCCGATCAGCGTCTCTCGCCCAGCGGTGATGAACGCGTGGCGGAACACCTCGTGCAGCATCGTGCGCGGTGAGTAGTGCCAATCCGGTGCGAACGCGACGTGAATTTGGCAGACCTTGCCGAGGAAACCCTGCAAGCCCACCACGATCACGAGCTTGCCCTCGCTCACCCACCCGACGCACTGCATGTCCTGCGTCGGCGTGACGAAGGCGTACGTGCGAAGGAACTCGGCGAGAGCCAGCCAGTCGCGCTCGCTCCGCGCGGTGACCATCACATCACACCCCCGGGCTCGGCCCAGTAGTCGATCGTGGTCAGCAACGTCTCGCGCGTGCAGCGATAGTCAAGCTGCGCGGTCGCAGCGAACCCCGCGCCGCGCGTTCCGATCCATCGCCGCAACTGCTGACCGAGCGGCGCGCTCCAGTGCGCCGTCCCCCATATCGCTGAACCCCACGACGACTCGGGCGGCGGGATGGGAATGCTCGGCGTGACCGGGGAGACGGGAAGCCCATAGTCGATCAGCATCTGCACCGTCACCGTCGGCTTCGTCGAGGCGAGGAACGTCGGGCGCACGAGCGTGAATCGCTTCTGCAGCCCCGGCGCGCCCATGGCCTGATAGGCGGGCGTCACCTGACACAGGATCGGCTGGCCGCTCGTGGTCGGCGCGGCGATGGTCACGTTGTCGAGCGTGCCGTCAAACGCGCGCACCACGCGCCCGTCGTTCGTCCCGGCGAAGATGTCGGAGTCGATCGAGACGTAGCAGGTATAGGGCATCGCCTTGAACATCGACCACGCTCCGTTGGTGACCTTGAGCGCGAATACGTCGCCGGGGTTTTGCAGTGCGGTCGGCGGCACGTTGACCGTGAGAAGTTCCTCGGCTGGCAGCGATTGAACTTGCCAACCATCGAAGGTGTTGTAGTTCTGCATCAAGCTCGCGATGACCGGCGCAATCACGTACGTCGCGCGCTTCTGCTCAATCTCGCCGAGGGTCGGCGAGTTGAGCAGCGTGCTGAGTGGGGTGAGCCCGAATTGCGACAGGATGTGGACGTCGGCCCCGGTCATAATGACCGCGCGATGTCCCACCGGGAGCGGGCCCACGTTCCACACGCCGCTCAACTGGAACTCGCCGAGCGTGTCGGGGTCGGTGCCCTTATAGATCACGACGTCGCCCTGCGAAGACACCGCGACGAGGTAATCGTCGATGCCGATGCCACCGTCGACGGTCCAATTCACAAGCGCAACCAGCTTGCCGCCACGGCGGAACTGCTCACCGAAGTCGAACATCTTCACCGTGCCGGTGATCTGGCTCACCGGGAGGTACCATGCGTGCGTGCTGTTGAACTCGATGAACCACAGGCGCTTTTTCCACTCGGTGACGTAGCAGAACTTCGAGGGGTCCGCGCCGTTGATCTGGCCCACGCCCGCGCCAGCGACTGGCATCGTCCACGCGCCGTTGTAGATCGCGTAGCCCCCAAGCTGGTTGCAGGCGAGCAGGAACGAGCCCGCTACGTTCTGGAAATTGATCCACGACCAGAACGCAATCAAGCCCGAGCCGCCAACGCCAACCTCGGCGGTCCATGGGCCCGCGCCGCCAGCGGTGACGTCGTAGATGAAGCCGCCGCGCGCTGCGAAGAGCTTGCCCGCTGGGGGCAGCGCCTGCGCGACGGGAGCGCGCAGAATGCTGGCGGCGAGACTAATCTCGTTGCGGATGCGCGTCTTCAAGGTCGGCACGGTCGGCGCTGGGTAGTAGCTCATCAGCGTCCACACCGGGCCAACGCCGGGGATGCTGTTCGCCCATTCGGTGTAGCCCTTGCGCGTTTTGATGCCGAAGTCTTCGACAGTCACGTTGACGAGCGAGATTGCGTACTGCGGTCCCATCACCGCGAACGCATCGCGCATGTTCAGCCCCTGCGTCGGGATGGCGACCGGGATCAACTGCCCGACTGGCGGTCGCGCCTTGCGGGTGTTCTGCAGAGTGGCGGCTCGGAACATGGCTATCCGAAGCCCGAGTCGGGGACGTTCGCCGCGCTGTCGATGTAGCGGAAGCCACCGGGCATCGGGCCCGAGAGCGTGAGCGCCTGCGCGACCTTGTCGTGCCCGAGCAGGAGCGACATGCGGTCGTTGAAGTCGCTCTGCACCGCGACCGTCGCCATGCCCTTCTGCTCCAGCCACTTGAGCTTGATCGCGAGCACCATCAGCAACCAGTCGAGGCGCGGCATGTCCGAATTCAGAGTGGCGCGCTGCTTGAAGAGCGTCGGGGTGACGCCGTCGATCACCCAGTTCGCATCGACGTACTCGATGGTGATCACCTCGCCGTTCATCGGCGCGACGAGGAACTGAAGCTGGTCGGCGAAGATGCGGCACATCGGGCTGATGGTGAGTTTCGGCACCCAAGCCTTCGCCGCCGCCCACTGCTGTGCATTCACGATCACGATCGGGCGGCGCATCGTGGTCGACCAGCCGGTGTCGTCAACGAAGCGCGAGAAGTCGGCTGGAAGGGGAAACGTGGTCAAGACCCCGTTGCCCGCGACCGTGAACGTCTTGCGAAGCTGCTGCCAGTCGTAGGCCTCGGCGACCATGATCCCGGCGAGATTCGCCACGCTCCCCATGAGGAGCGCCGTTTCGTCGGTGGAGTCGTACACGCCCGGAGGAGCGGGCAGCGACATCTGCACCGAGGCCTGCTGCACCTCGTAGAGGATCGTGTCGAGCTTTTGGGCCGAGGCCATCTACAGCCTCACGCAGGCTGCGGCTCGTTCTTCGCCATCTTCTCCAAGATGACGGTGAGCCGCCGCACTTCGGAGGTGAGTTCGGCGATCTGCCCGTCGCGCTTCTCCAGTTCCGCCTGCATGCGGATGAACGGCGCTTCGCCGCGCGCGGCCTCGATGTAGAGCTTCGCGAGTTGCTTGAGCTTGGTCGCGCCCATGATCTTCTGCACCGTGATGTCGGGAAGCTCGGCGAGTTGCTCGACGGTGAAGACCTTGAAGAAGCGGTACTCCTCGACTTGCGCGCGCGTCATCTGCGGCCAGTGCTCAAGGCGCATGCCGCTCGCGCCGGGCTCGCTCTGGCCGCTCTGCTTCCACGCGCTATACGCCCCGGGCCACCGCTGCCGGTCGGTGTCGCGCACCGGGCGGTCGATGATGTTGTCCTTCGAGTTGTAAATCTTCACGCACTCCACATCCTTGAAGCACGGGTGCCCCTGCTTCTCGGTTTCGGCGTCATCGGGAATCGCGCCGATGTAGAACGCGACCGGGAGCTTCTCGTCTCCCTTGTAGGGGTTGCGGACGTCGAAGTGGCTGATGTCGGATTCAAATGTTTCCATCGGATGTCTCCTTGGCTGCTGGGTCATCGGCGAGCGCGGGCGGCGGCGGCGCTTGGCTTGAGTCGAAGGTGTAGTTCGCCTGCAGCGAGCCGTCCGCGTTGATCTTCGCCTTGGCGATGGACACGAAAAATGTGCTCGGCAGGCCCGAGGCCTTGCGGATCAAGTCGAGCACCTCGCTCGCTGGGATGATTGCCGTGCCCTGCCCGCTGCTGCTTGCCATGGCGTCAGGCGACCGCCGCGCTCGCTGCGACTTGAGAGCCGAAGGTTGACTGACCGTTCGTGAGCGCCACGCCGCTGCGGTTGGTGAATCCGACCTCGACCACTGCGCCGATCGCGACCGCGCCCGGTGCCGTGACCGTCTTCATCGGGAAGCCGGTGAATGCTGGCCCTGCGCCCGCATCACGCGAGCCGCCAGCGCCTGCAGCGCCGATGCCGAAGCCTGCGGTGTAGGGCAGGCACCCGGCTGCTCCCGGGATGTTCTTGTAGCTCGGCGCGCCCGAGGTCTGCGTGCGCCCGGTGCCGATGTACATGAAGCGCGAGTCGACTGCGGCGCTCGCGTCGAGCTTCGACGCGCCCGGGGAGTAGTCGTCGGTGAAGCCCGCCTTGATGATGCCGAAGAGCGCGTTGCTGATCAGCGGATTGGAAAACGGACTGATGACCACCTCGGGCCCGTAGCCGATCCCGGTCGAGAGCGCGCCGGTCGATGCGTTGCCGGTCGTGTCCTTGTCGAAAGGGGAGCCCTTCGGGCCCGAGATAAGATCGAACGCAACGGGCTGGCCCACGCTGGGGTTCGCGCCCGTGTTGTTCGCCTTGGTGTCGCCGGGAAGAGATGCGGGCATGGTTGCTCCTTACGGTTTCGGTGCGAAGCTCGTGCCGAGCAGACTCGGCGGCACTTCGTTGTCGGTCGATGCTCCTGCGATCACCTCGCCGAGCGGTGGTGGCGGCGTCATCGCGACAGCCGGTTCCGGCTTGTTGGCACGCGTGCTCGCGCTCTCGTGCTGCGGATCGCTCGCGCGATCGCCTACTTCGCCCACGATGGGCGGCGCGACGAACGGCTTGAAGTCCGGGTCGGGCGCGTTTCGCAGGATGCTGGGGTCGTTCTCGTTCATCGTTCACCTCTTGAAGAAAAACCGGGGGAGCGCCGCCGGTCGACAGCGCCCCCTCGGAAGGCCGAGAAAAAATTACGGCGAGATGAGCCGTCCTTGGAACTGCGAGCCGCTGCTCGTGAGGTTCCCCGCCCAGCCGATGATCTGCACCTCGGCGTCTTGGTTGATCGCGTACCGCTTGTTGGGCGCGAGCGGCACCATGTTGCGCGCCGAGTGCGGGCGGTAGAACAGGTACTTCGTGTTGAGGAAGAACATCGTCTTCGCTGGGCAGAAGCCGCCGATGCCCCCGTCGAGCACGACGTCCGCGTCCATGTACTTGATGGTCGGGAAGCCGAGCGTCGCGCGGTTGGGATCGGTGAACCGCTGATTCGCCTGCAGCGAGGCGATGTAAATGCCCCACATGAAGCCGTCCATGACGATGAGGTCCGGGCGGTCCATGCCGCGCACGAGCGATGCCCACATGGTGTTCATCGCGCCCTGCACGGTGAGGTTGGTGAGCGCCGCGCCTGCGGTGGTCGTCTTCGAGCGCCAGAACGTCCACGTCACGCGGTCGATGCCGCCGTAGGTGCCCGCCGCCGGGTTGACCGGCACGGCTGCGTCGAGCCCGGTGATCTGCTTGCCGCCGTTCGCAGTGCCGTCCGAGTACACGCCGCCCGCGAGCAGGTTCGACATCGTGCTCTCAGCGACGCCGAGCCGCGCGTCGATGAGGTCGATCATCTGCTCCCGGCCCGCGTTCTGCAGTTGCTCAAGCCCGGAGATGATGACGGGGCACGCGGCCTGCTTCAGGTCGAACTGCGCCGCGCTGATCACGTCCTGCGCCGCGACCGGCAGCAAGTCGTAACCCGAGTACCAGCCTGCGTTGCCGTTCTCAGCGAAGCTCAGTTCCTGCAGGATGGTCGAGCCACCCGAGACGGTCTTGATGTTGCCGCGCGAGTCGATGTACGTGAGCAGCGCGTTGTTCTTGGTGACGTTGTCGGCGATCTTGCGCGAGCGACTCTCGATCGTCGTCGCGACGATGTCCGAAACATTTGGGAAGGCCACGATGGACTCCTCTCAAGGTTGCAAAGAAAATACTTCTCCTTGCCCGCGAGGCCTCTCGTGTTCGATCTACGATGGCACGCGCCCTTGATCGGTCGGGCTGACCGGCTCACGCTACTCCGCGATGGCACCGAAGTGTTCGCGGCCCCTCGCGTGGGAGGGGACTACGCTGCTCGCCGGGTGGCCTAGCCGCCGCTCGACTGATCCCACGCGGCCTCGATGAGGGCGCGTCGATCGTCGCCTGCTGGTCCCGGTACTGCGCCTGCTGGAGCGGGTGCGCTGCTCAAGCTCACTGCGGTACGTCTCGCCCGCTGGGCGGCTTGTGCTGCGGCGCTGGCGCGCTCCGACTCCGCACGCTTCGCGAAAACCTCGCTCACCTGCGGATGTAGCTTTATAGCCCTATCGTAGGCGTCTTGCAAGCTAATGGTTGCACCCCGTTGGGTGTGCAAGTCCATGATGTCGGCCATAAGCTCGCGCACGTCCTCAAAGAATTCGTGGCCCGCATCGGCAGCGAAGCTCTCCACGTCGGTCGAGGCGTTGGCGTTTATCTCGGCCACGGCGCGCTGCCGCTGGGCCTGCTGCTGGCCGAAGTACTGCATCACCGGCTGCAGTTGCTGCTGCATCTCCCGGCGCAGCCGCTCGCCCATCATCGTGGCCGGGTCCGAGGTCGGTGCCTGACCGGCCAGCACCGAGTCGAGGGTCACGAGGTCGACGCCGTACGACTTGATGATGTTCGCGATCACCGTCGCCTTGTCGGCGACCGAGCCGTGGCGCAGCGCGTTATCCGCTTGAAAAAGCTGGGTCATCATCCCGAGCGCGTCGTTGCCGCTCGCGTTGATGTTGGCCGCGTAGGGCGCGAGCACGCTCTGGACATGCGTGAGCGCATCGCGCGCGCCCGCCGACTCCTTGACCGCCCGGGCGACCTCAGTCTCCCGGCGCACGACCTCCTGCTGCACGTCAGGCGGGAGCTTGCCCCACTGCTCCCGGGCCCCGGGTCGCCACGAGACGGGGGCGCGCAGGGCCTGCGGGGCGGCTGCTGGCGGGGGTGCTGCCTGTCCCGGGGCTGGGGCCTTCGGTGGAACCGCTGGCGCGATCGCGTGCTGCCCTCCCAGCGGGACCGGGGCGCGCGGCGGCGCGGTCTTGACGGTCGGCGCGGGCGGTGGGGCCTCGCTGCCCGGGACGAAGCGCCCATCCGGGCCGCGAGCGCGCTCACCGAGCCCCGGAGCCGCCGCAGGCTGAGGGTGGGCCTGTGGACCCGGCGCGGGTGCCGGTGGCGCGTCGCGGTTTTCGACGATGTCGAACGCGCGGGCGACGTCATCCTGTCGGGAGGTTTCCCCGCCGCCCGGAGCGTCGCCGCCGGGTTCCTGTCCTGCCGGGACTTCGTTCTCAGCCATCATTGCTCCACGTGAAACATAGCATGTGCTATACTCGCGCCATGCCCAACTTCAAAGTCAAGCGCGAGACACCCTTGAGCCCCGAGCACGCTCGCCAGTGGGAGCGGTTCACGGGCCTGCCGTACGACGTCGAGGCCGACGCTCGCGCCAAGGAATGGCAGGCGTTCAATCTGTACCACCTTGAGCAGAAGAGGGCTGCTGCAAAACTTCGGCGACGATCGGGGCGAGCAAAGTAGTCGCGCCCATCACCGAGAGCAGCGTCGCATCACCGGAGCGCAGCCGCGACTCCATCTCGGCCTTGGAAATTCCCATGTGTTTCGCCTTGTCCTCGATCAGGTGCTCGAAGTGGTCGGCGTATGACTTCGACTCGCCGATGATCGACGACCCACGGTACTTCTGCCCGTAGAGTTCGCTGGTGTTCTTGATGCGCTCGCGGATGCCCGTCCACACGTCGGCGCTGAAGTCCCTGAGCGAGCGACGACCCGACGCGACCTCAGGGTGGCTCGCGATCGCGGCCTTCAGCGTCTGGTACTGCTTGCCCGGGTCGAGGATGCCCTCGGCTGCGCTGGTGTAGATGCCCTTCGACGGGTCTTCAGCGACGCGCGCCCAGTGGCGATCGAGCACCGCCGCGTTCGGGTCGCCCATCATCGCCTGCGCTTCCTCGCGCACCTTGTCCTGCTGCAGTTCATCGAGCGCACCGCGAGAAGCTCGTTCAAGGTTGCCGACGCGCACGTTCTCCATGCCGATCTGCTTCCCGGGTTGCCGCGTCATCTGGCCCTCGGGCACGCGCCAGTCGGGCTGCACGGGCGGTTCACCTTTGATGTGCCGCCGCAGATACTCCGACATCGTCTGCAGGTTGCCGCGCGGCTCGGAATTCGGCGCGGTCGCTGCAGTGAAGCCCGCGACCTGAGGCAAGTTCTTCTCGCCGTACACGCGCTCGAAGGGCCCGCCGTGCATGTCCCACCACTCCTTCTCACCGAATTGCTTCAAGTAGTCTCGGCCCTCCGCACCCATCTCGGTGAGGCGCTGCGCGAACTCCGGGCCCTTCACGAACTGCTCCCAGTTGCCGACGTCGAAAGTTTTGCCCTCGCCGACGTTATAGCCAGAGATTTGCCCGCTGCGCTCGCCGTACTTGGTCGCCTGCCGTAGCTCATCGCTCGGGAAACGCCGCGAGACATCGACGTAGGTCTTGCCGCCTTCGGATGGGTCTTTCCAAGTGCCGAGATAGGTGTCATCGCGAGCGAGCCCCGCTTCGTTCTTCTTCACCATCTCGATGATCTTCTGCCGCGTGAGCGCATCGACCACCGCGTTGCGCTCGTCGGTGTTGGCGTACTTGCCCATCATCAGCCCTTCGGTCGGGCGCTCGCCTGAGGGCAGGTTCACCGAGTAGCCGCCGCGCTTCGTCGTCTCGTTCACGATGCGCCCTGCGGTGGTGGTCGGGAACTCGCCGAGTCTCGCCACCGCTTTCGTCGCTTTCGCGCCCTTCGGAGCGATCACGTTCGCCCCGGCGAGGATCGCCGCACCGAGAGCGGGCGCGCGATCGCCGACCGGGTCAACGAGGTGCTCCTTGAGCGGATCGGTCACCGCGCTAAAGCCCTCGCCGACGTTCTCGACCGCGCGCTGCCCGACGTCCGAGCGTGGCTCGTACGTCCAGTAGTCGGCGGTGTCTCCCGCTCGCTGTGTTGCGCGCTCCAGAGCGCGTTGCGGGTGACGCACCGACTCGGGGTTCACCAGAAAATCGCCGAGCCCCGCGATCCCGGCAGGCACTTGCGCGAGCGCACCCGAGCCGAGCGTGAGCGCAGTCTCGCCGAGCCCGGTGCCGAAGTCGCCAACGGCGCGCAGCTTCCTCTTGACCGAGTCAAGGTAGAGGTCGCCGAGGTCGTCGTTCATCTGCCGCTCTGCCGTTTCAGTTCCTCGCGCGCTGCGTCCATCGCTTCCTGCTGCTGGCGGAAGGCGTTCGCGGTCGTGCGTGCTGCAGGGTCTTCTGGTGTGTCGTCGCGCAACGCGCGCGAGAGCCCCCACGCGCCAAGGCCACCAGCAGCCATCCCGCCTGCGAGCTTGGGCGACATGAAGCCGCGCTGCGCGCTGGGTCCGCCACGCAGCAAGAATGCGTACGGGTCTGCCGCTTCCCGCGCGGCTGTCTGTGTCGCGAGAGCTTCTCGCTCCGCTGCCGCGCGCAGCGCCCGGGAAGTCGCCACCTGCTTGATCGCCTTCGCGCCGAGCGCGCCAGTGCCCCCGGTGATGAAGTTCGCAGGATCGAGGAGGTGAGCCCCGAGCCGCACACCCTGATCGCTCGAAGCCTGCGCGAATGGCGACTCCTGCATCTGCGGCTCGGAGGGCGGGTCAATCGGCGAACGCCCGGTCCCACCCTCGGGTGGGCCGAAAGTGCCGCGCGGCGCGAGACTGCGCCCGAAGTTAGCGAGGCCTTGGTAGTTCTGCGCGATCTGGCGCGCGATGCCCTCGCCCTGAGTGCTCGCTCGCCGCAGCATGCCCTTGCCCAGCGACCCGAGCGTAGTTGTCGAGATGGGCTCGAAGGTGCGACCGTCGTCGCTCTCGTCAGCCACGATGCTTCTCCAGTGCGCGCGCGATGTCGCCCTTGCGCGATACGTCCTTGCCCTGCAGGGCCTGCGCGCGCTGCTGTTCTGCGCTCGCGAAGTGTCCCTTGAAGTCGTCGACGGTCGTGAGCCCCTCGCGCTTCATGAACTCGCGGTGCGACGTGCGCGAGTGGAAGCGCGGATCACCCACGTCTTGGTAGGCGCGGTCGTTCCACAGCGCGGCGTCCGAGTTCTTCGGCTCGGGCGAGTAGTTGAGCGGCACCTCGATCAGGACGCCGTCACGCTGGATGTAGCGGCGGCGCGTCATGGCCCGGGCATCGCGGCAGGAGGTGCAGGCGGCGCGCCCGTCGGGTCGCCCGGCGGCAAGCCCATCATCGCGGCTTCGCCCATGGCCTTCGCCTGCTTGTTCTTCGCGTCGGCGACGAGCTTGAACCGATCGCCCTGAATTTTCGCGGCGGTCTTCATCTGCGTCGACTTCACGTCGGCTGTCGCCTTCATCATGGTGCCCTGCGCGTCGGCCTGCGCGGCCACCATCCTCGGGTCGGGCTGCTGCTGCTGCGGCTGCGGTGGCGTCTGCTGCATCATCCCGATGGCCTGATCGAGCACGCCCTCGATCTGCTTCCCGGCCTTGAAGCCCGCGAGCAGCCACTGCAGAATCTGCAGGAGGAACGGCGTCGCATCGGGCTTCGCCTGCGCGAGCGGCCACACCGCCTGCACGAAAGTCGCCACCGCCGTGATGCACGCGGTGCGCGCCTCTTGCTCGGCGGCGTAGTCGACCATCGCCATCGTGTCCGGGTCGACCGCGAGCGAGTAGATCGCCATGCGCTTGTCGCGCAATAGCTCGATCGCGGGCTGCGCGTACTGCATGTCGGGGGTCTTGTCGATGAGCGAGCGCCGGATGAGCGTCTCGGGCTGGAAGTGCGCGGCCATAATCTCGGCCTTGATCGCGAGCGCGCTCTGCACGAACTCGGCAAGCTCGCCTTGCATGAACTGCATCCGCACCGAGCCGTACTGCGCCTTCAGTTGCTGCGCGGTCGCCGTCTCGCTCGCCACCGTCGCGCCGCGCATGATGTCCGAGAGGCCGGTGAGGTCGTAGAGGTCTTGCTTGAGCGCGTTCTTCACCTCGCGCAGCTTGTCGAGCGCGCCGATGATCATGTCGAGCGGGAACCAATCGACCGCGCCCTTGATGCCGCCGCGCTCGGCGAACATCGCCCAGTTGTCCGCCGGGATCATGATGTTCTGCACGCGGTTGCTGATCAGTTGGTTGATCTGCGCGCTCGACTTGTCGTACACGCCCGCGACGCGGATCGAGTCTTCGAGAAGCGCGATGCGTGCCGAGATGACGTCGAGTTCGACGTACTGGTCGCGCAGCATCTGGTAGTCGGCCTTCGGGATGAACGCCGTGGTGCTGACGTTCGACACGAGCGGCTTCGGGCACGGGAAGAACTCGGTGAGCCCGAGCGGGTCGGGCTGCTCGCCCAGTAGCTCGGGGAAGCCGATCACCTTCCAGCACACGTAGCGCGACTCCTTCGACCAGATTTCCCACACCTGCGCCTTCGACCACGGGTCGTTCTCGGGCAGGCTGCTGTTCTTCGCGCCGCGCGGATTTTGCAGCGGCACGCGCGAGCCGAGGTCGTTGCCGAATTTCTGCTTGAGTTGCTCGCGCGTCATCCACACGCCGCGCGCGACCCAGCGGCACTCGCGCCATGTGCGGCAGGGCGAGTAGAGGAAGTCGCGCCAGTAGACGTAATCGGTCGCGACGTGCTCGTCGCCGATCACTTCAAGCTCGGGCGGCGGTGGCGCACCGGCAGGGCCAGGTACTGGCGCTGCTGGTGTCATCGGCGGTGGCGGTGGGGCTTGCGGCGGCATCCCCTGCTGCGGTGGCATGCCCGGTTGAGGCGGCATTCCCGGCTGCTGCGCCGCTTGCGGTGGCATGCCCATCTGCGGCGCTTGCTGCGGCATCGCGGGCGCGGCCTGCTGCGGCGCTGGCGCTTGGTAGTCGGGGTTGGGCATGTTGACGAACGTCGGCTCGTAGCGCAGCCACATCTGCCCCATGCCCGGGACGAGCCGGTCCTCGATCGCGTTGCGAAGCGCGCTGTCGAAGTCGCTCGCACGCGAGTCCATGTCGAGGTTGAGGATGCGCTCGATGATGAGCCCGCCGACACGCGCGACGTCGTCCATCGCATCCTTGTGGCGACGCGAGACATCGGCGCGCGGCTGCTTCGCGTAGAGCGCCGCCTTCAGGATGTTGATGTTCGACCAGAACAGGTTGAACACGCCGCCGTCATCGGCGACGCCAGCGCCCGTGGTCTTGCCCCCGAGGTACCGCTTCACCACGCGCTGGCCCGTCTCCTGCCAGCTTTGCAGTTCCTTCTTCGCCGCCGCAAGCTCGCGCTCGTAGAGGTCGGACTTCGTTTTGAACTCGGTAAGCTCTTCAGCCATCGAATCTCACCCAGTCCGCGATGAGCCACTTCGGCATCGCGTAAAAATCGCACACGCGGTCCTGCGCCGGGTCGCGATTGCTCTCGACCTTCCACCACTTGCGCGTGAACGCGCGAATCACGGCGGCGTGCGTCAACTTCGCGTTGACGATGTAGTACGCGTCGAGCGTGTTCGGGTTGAAGCGGTCGACGTGGTAGCACTCGTCGATGAACACGGTCGAGAACGGGAAGTCGTCCTCGCAGGTGAAGTCGATCTTGCGGTGCTTCACCTCGACGCGCTTTCGCACGATGAGGTCGCCGCAATCTGCGTAGAGCCGCCGCACTTCAGCGGTTGGTCGCAACTGGCTCTGCGGTCGAAACACCGAATACCCGGCGCGCACCAGAAGCCGACCGACAGCATCGACCGACGCATCTTGGCGGTCGAAGTCGGCGAGGAATGCGCGGTCGGGTTTCATTTGCCGGGGAACACGATCACCTTGCCGTCGGACTCGCAATGCGTCGTGACCTTGACATCGCGGGTGCAGGGACCGGAGATGCTGGTGCAGCCCGCGAGCAGGACAAGGATCACGAGCGCGGCCCTGTCAAAAGTGTCGGCCATTCGATGCAGCCTCGCGATCCTGCCAAAGCTGGTCGAGGTTGAAGGCGTAGTTCGCCGGTTGCCCGATGTCGCGGTGACGGTTCGCCTCTTTCGCCGTCGCGGCGAACTCCGCGACCATCGTCGCGCCGTAGCTGAACGCGTCCCCGCCGTGGCTCGCATAGTTGTGGTCGGGCTCGCGCGAGAAGCTCTTGCGCTCCTCGTCGTACTTGAACGCCCAGTCGCGCAGCATCTGCAAGCCCTTCGCGCAGCGCGAGCGCGCGAAGCTGCAGCGCGGCACCACCGAGCGCGCGGCGTTGATGCGGTCGACGATTCGCACCTGCGGCACGATCGAGCACTTCAGGCCCGCTTCGAGGAACTGCTCCAGCACCGAGTGGCGCGTCGCCATGGTCTTCGCCTTGGCGTCCTTGGGCAGCAGCACGCGCCCGATCGGGAACGCGTGAGCGCGCAGCCGCTCGATCCAGTCGCCCGCTTCGAGGCCGGTGTCCTCGTCGTAGTTCAGCAGGTTGTAGCCGCCCGGGACCGCCTGCCACCACCACCACGCGGCAGCGTCGCGGTAGCCGATGTCGGAGGTGACGATCACCTCGCCCGCGTTCGGGTCGTGCTCGACCGCGTCCGAGATGCGGCCCTCCTTCTCGGCGCGCTCGATGCGCGACCCAAGTA